ATTTCCCCGCAAGTGGAATTCCAGAGCCTCATAAAATGTCACACGAAGAGAAACCCGAACGTCGACGCAAAAAAAAGAAGACAGAGAAAAAAAAATAATAAAATGTTTAGTGATTGTATAGAATAATGGTCTTCACGATTGTATTGAACAAGTCAAATATAATCAACTCCCAAAATAACACATTGGTCTACAAATTTCCAAACTCTGTTAATTTTTCCAATAACGAAATAGCAGTTCAGTCTGTCAAACTTTTTTATTCTTGGGAAAATATTAATGACACCCCACTTGGAAACAACAACTTTACGTATACCTGGTATGGTTCAGCGGGGGCAACCATCGTTAATGTTGTAATTCCCAATGGCCTTTATGAAATAGAGCAGATTAATTCTTACCTTCAATTCATCATGATTCAAAATGGTCATTTCTTAATTAATGCTGCAAATCAAAATGTTTATTTTGCAGAGTTTGTGCTGTCACCAACGCGATATGCTGTTCAGATTAACACCTACCCTGTTCCAATTAGCACGGGGTGGACATTGAATGCGTCTACAGGACAATACACAGGCAATGCTGGAACATTGTATGCAGGATGGACGACCCCTTTGGCAAATAGTCAAGCAGGTAGTGCAGCGTGGCAGGGTTTTTATTCGCAGGTATACAATCCTGTCGTGGCGATGGTGTCAACTAATAATTTTAACAATGTCATTGGATATTCAAATACATTCAGCACCGCCTTGAATTTAGGAACAAACACAATTCTTAGTTATTTAAGTTCTACAGCCCCCAACGTTCAACCCAATTCGGTAGCATATATTGCGATATCCAATATAGCAAATCCATACGCAAATCCAAGTTCAATTCTTTATAGCATATCGCCTGATGTTGCTTTTGGTGAACTTATAAGTTCAATCCCTCCTCAATTTTGTTGGACATCTCTTCTTCAGGGCACATATAACCAACTTCGTGTGCAATTGTTAGGCAATGATTTTCAGCCATTGACCATACTTGACCCCGTGATGACAATCATGTTGTCCATACGAGACAAAAGCGAAGGATTCAGCGGTAAGTAAAACTGCATGATTTATTTCTCTTAATTATATATATAGGTAGATGATGAATCAAGTCAACGAGCAATATTTAAACAAAGTATACGAAGACCTTCAAAAGGAACAAATGACATTGCTCAACGATTTGAAGACAGGTTGTGGGGAAGAAAAAGAAAAGGACGTAACGAAACAAATGACGCAATTAAATGCGTTGCTTCTCGCAGTGCTTCGTTTCCGCAATTTAAAAAAGAGCATTCAACATAAATTAAATTGTTGATATATGGTATACAGAGAAATGGTTCATCACAACATCTTTCGACCGCATACAATTTTAGGAAAAACGATTTTGAAACGCAACGAGGGGACGGGAATGGGGTCGGTTCTTGGTCCATCCTCTTACGCGTCTGTCGATGACTTTTTACATGCCACCAATAACCACACCAAACCCACGACAAAAAAGGGGATGGGTTTAGCAGAAGTTGGCGATAAATTAGAAAGTTTAGTCGTCAAACCGATTCATAAAAAGATTCGCAACATCAAGTTCAATATTTGATTTAAAAACTAAAATTCTTTCCATAATACGTCAAAATTAATTTGTTGTCGTATTGTATAATCATGTCAGGCGATGTTCTCTGTTATGATATGGCTTCCCAAAGCGAGGGAACCCCTCAAGTTTTTGTTCGCAAAGATTATTTGAGTATACTCGATAATCAGTCACAAAATTATTCGTCGAATCAATGTGTAATTGATACGTCACAATTAAGTAATTCAAATAAGTATATGAATTATCGTGAAGCGTATTTGGCCATTCCACTTCTTTTGACTCTTACTGCCCCAGCCAACACTACAAATCTCTTTACACCTGCTACTTCGTCCACATCCGCAGATTTTGTTATGGGACTCCGCAACTGGCTCGGGACAATCATACATTCGTTTACGTTAGACATGGCAGGCACAACTATTGTAAGCCAAACCCCGTTTCTCCCTATGTGGAATACTTTTAAACTCATGACCACGCTCTCTTTAAATGACATTAAAACTCAAGGTGCCTCCATTGGTTTCTTTCCTGATGATTCTTTGTCAGTTGGATTTACGACAGCATCCAATACTTCTCAAAGCGGCACTGGAACAAACAACAACGTAAATCTTCTTTCGGCGGGCCCCGTTGTTTCTGCTGCTTTCAATTCCTATATGTCGGGCAACGAAGGATTCACTCGTCGCCAAATGTATTTCAACCATGACCCTGATGGCGCCACAAGCACTGCCATCAATCAAGCCAACTACTCTGCATTAATTTCGACTGCAAACCTCACGCAATCTTATAAATCTTATATTTTCAACAAAATTAATGCAACTTCTTCTGTTCCTGGCGTCTTTCAACAGGCCATCGTCGGACAGATTTTCTTAAAACATATCCATTCCTTTTTTAACGAAATTCCATTGCTTAAAGGGACATTTTTTAAAATGACAATGTTTCTCAGTAATTCAAGCGTTCAATTTACAACCAGCACAGCATCTTCCGTGCTAAATCTTGGGTCGACTTCAATTACAAATCCTTTGGGTGGTGTTCAACCTCTCATGATTGCGTCGGCTTTAGCGTCATGCGGTTCCGCTACTTTACCTTCTGGTGTAACATTTACAGCATCGCTTTCTGTGGGTGCAAGGTGCCTAAATACGCAACAGGCGGCTTTGGCGGGTGTCCAAGCATCCCCCCTCGCAACAAGCATTACGCTCAACGTCCCTGCTTACACATTCAGCCCTACGTTCGAGCAAGCCTACTTGTCCAATCCTATTAAAAAGATTGTATATGAGGATTTGTATCAATATCAAAATTTAAATGTCGGTTCTGGTAGTTATTTTAATTTTTTGGCTACAAACGGCATTGCCAATCTGAAAAAGGTATTAGTTCTTCCATATTATACTTCAACCGCCAACGGCGGTCTCGAACCTTATGTTTCACCTTATGAAGGAACGGGTGCTGGTCCCACTTCACCGCTCTGTCTTCTTGGTAACTTTAACGTGGTTGTAAGCGGACAAAATTCAATCTACAACACACAAAAATTTTCGTATGAGCAATTCATGAACCAACTTTATGGAATTCACGGAATAAATGCTGGCCTTACTGATGGACTAACCAGTTCTTTAATTGGTCAACTTGATTTCGAGAAGACTTATAACTATTATGTAGTGAATGTAGGCCGTCAACTTCCCGTTGAAGAATCGGTTCCAAAATCGGTGAGCATTGTCGGGCAGAACTTGTCCGGACAAGCCATCAACCTTTTTGTTTTCCTTTGTTATGGCGTTCAAATTGATGTTGACATTTTAACTGGCAGTCGCGTCGGGTAAATTTATTATCTCTGCGAATAATATATATAGCCAATGAGGAATATTAGAAGTGCAGAAGAAATACATTTAGGCGGGGCGTTAATTCAACGAACCCCTGTGACTTCTGGAATTGAAATTCCTTCACGTAGGATGTATGATGCGCGTAGTGGCCCAGTAGGTAAGGCTAATTATGAGTTGCCTCTTGCAAATAGGAAAAGTGCAGCCATGTCGGCAGCCCATGTTGAAGCCCGTCGTAAGCAATCTTTAAATATAAATGGTGAGGGTCTTTACGCTAGCCCTCGCACGGGTCATGGACTTTATGCTGGTGGTGGACTTTATGCTTCTACAAAATCAGGTTACGGGATTAAAAAACATCATCAGCACCGACCTTCACGCAAAGAAATAGGAAGTATCGGTATTCGTGGAAATCTGTTACATTCCCCTCAAGCATTGGAATCGCAGCCTTTTGCAGTAAATTTTGTGTGGGGAAACACGTTGCCCCCCTTTTATCAAAAATTTAATCGCAGTTAAAAGTTGGATTCATTTCAGTCAAAGGAGTAAGATTGATATGAATTTTTTAAACATAGTCTGACGGGTGTAATATTTCATCAAAACCTTTCCGAAATCGTTCTTCGGGGGGTTGTTCTAAATCAACCAATAAGGGCGAGAATTTTTCTGCAGTTGCATATTGATACATCTTTAGAAGTTGTTCTTTGCTGATTCCAAGACCCCATTCTTTCAAAATTTCATTGACCTCTCTGTCCCCAGATAGTTTCAGTAGGACCATGTATGAGCAGTTGTTTCGAATCATCTTTGGAATACGAAAATAAGATTGTGATAAATACACTACGGAACAATTAAGTTTACGAGCACGTATATAATAGTTTTCTATGGCCGATTGATTCTTCGCCAAGACCAAATCATCAAAACAAACTAAATGAGATAAATCCTTGTCCATTTTATCTAAGGGTGGTATGCTTTCCATTCCCTCTTTGATTTGAATCTGGTCGCTCTTTGATGCCAAGAATTTATAAAGTGGTTCGTCTTTGTTACGGGTAATTATTGTAATATCCGAGAATGAACCAGTGTTACCCTGACTAAACAAATGAATGAGGTTAATAAGAAAATTGGATTTTCCACTTCCAGATGGAGCCACGACACACATACGAAAAGGTAACTTTAATTTGTGGATGTGAAAGTTTGGATTGGGAACGTTGTCCAACATTTCTTTTGGCATCTTCTCATACCAATTTAAAATTTTGCTTTTGACTTCTTCCTTTTTTTGGCGAGGCATACTTACTAAATTGCGAGAAAATTAATTCAGTGTGAATTAAGTTTTAGTAAAATAAAATCTCATCTTAAGTTAAACATGTTGACTGACATCGACTTGAAAGATTTAGCACAAAAAATGGACATCCCTTTGGAAGCCGTTGTATTCAAAGATGAGTTGCTTAAGATGCCGAACCTGAAATACAACACTTCCTATATAATTAACATGGAGAACGAGTTTGACGAGGAAGGTAATCCGAACTCGGGGTCACATTGGACTTGTTTTCAAGTCAATCTGTATCCCAACGGGAAAACAGAAGGTTGTTATGTTGACAGTTTCGGACAAAGCGCACCCCGAGCAGTTGCTGAGTTTTGTGGTGAAGAATTACCTCACAGCACAAAAGATATTCAATCCCTGATGGCAAGTTGTTGTGGATATTATTGTCTCGCCTATCTTCACTACATAAATGCATTCAAGCATCGCACGCAAGATTTATATATTGACACTGATAACTTTTTAGATATGTTTTATGACTTAGAGAAATCTTGTGATTGGAAGCATAACGAGTATGTCCTAAAGCACTTCTTTCAAAGTAGTGACCCGTCGATGCGCAAACCAGTTTGTGTGGAGAGCACAGGCCAAAGTTGCGATACAAAAGAACATGTGAATGCTCAAGTCGAAGTAAAATATGTGTAGAGGTAGAAAAATCCCGGAAGTCCCAAAAGTCCCGGACTTTTACAACCCCTTCTTGTTTTACCCCTTTCTATGAAGGACTTTTAAAATCGCAGGATTTCCGGGACGTTGGGATTTCACACACTATTTTCACTTCCTGCGTCCGTAGTTCCTACAGAGTTCAAAGGGGGCAACGGAGCCAATTTATCCTGAATCTTTTTGTTCACGACGTTGGACTGCTCGATAAGTTTTTCGTAGATTGCAAACTTGTCATCCAGAAACGCTTTCCCTTCTATTGTTCGATGCTGTCTCTCAAGAGATAGCATTTTGAAGATATCAATGGAAAGCAGATAGAACTCTTTGGAGGTCGACAATTCGTTTTCCATCTGTGTTTGTATAGACAAGTAAAGTTCAATTGACCCAATAATGGTTATTATTAAAGATACTAAACATGTGGATACGCTGATTAATCCTTGCTGCAAGTAAGGTTGCGCGCCCACAGACAACACTGAATTCACGCCAGAAAGCACGATAATAGGTATTCTGAAGTATCGCAGAAATCCTTTTAAATAAATGTATCGTTTTTTATGTTCATTGTTTAACACGACCGAATTAATTCGAATGCTTTCAAGCACACTTTCAATATCATTAGACCACACTGCTTCCATATATAATGTCTTAATATATTATACATGGTGAAGTCTCTCATTAAATTTGGAATTGACAAATTGAATCAAGGATTTAATCAATATCCACCAAACGTTGAACAAGTATTAAATATTTATGGAAACGACACTATTGTGGGAATGACTTTACTACGCACCCCCGTCCCATCCGTTTTACTGGGTGCAATTAATGCGATTAGCATGGGTGCATTTGAGAAAAAGAGACAAGGAAAAGTTTTGTATCATTTGCGAATGGATATCACAACATCGCGTGGTCGAGTAAGTTTAGAAAAAAATGAGAGAATTAACATGGAAATAAATCCTGCCATTCCGAAGGATACACAAACGTTGCCTGTGTTTCCAG